CTTTTACAGAAACACGATTTGCCTTGGCAACGCTTTGAACCACTCCTGTGGTTCTAGTGCCGCCGTAAGACCAAGCAACGCGAGAACCTTTCTTCACTTTTTCTTGCCCCCTTTCTTTTTCTTCTTAGGAGCAGTCATCTGGGGCTTTTTAGGACCGGAGTAGCGAGGCATCAGGATTCCTCCTTAGTTGCTGTTTTCTTGGCCTCAGCTTTTTTAGCTGCGGGTTTGGACTTCTTCTCTTCGCCCGGAAGCGTGAGCTGAAATCTGCTATGAAGCTTTCCCATTGGGATAGCGGCGCTTGAGCTGATCCAAGGTTAACTCTGAACCGTCCTGACTGACAAAATCCCGTATTGCTTGAGTAGGCCCTACTTTTTTGACGCGGCTTTCAAAAAACGAAACCTTAGACGCGCCAAGAACGTCAACCTTTACGGCCTTTGGCTGCTTCTCAAGCCATTCGCCATACGTTTGATTGCTTGGCACCGTGTCGCCTCTTGTGCTGCGTGATGGACCAAACGCAGTGTTGGGACGCCTTAAATCACTTGGCGGTGGTGGTTCAATGCCCAGCCCCTTGTAATCAATGACAGGAACAGTCGTTGATCTGCAGTTGAAATGTTGCGGTGGTGTTGGCCCCTTGCCGTAATCAAATTCTTTGCCATCTAATGCACGACAGATTGGAGATGTGCGGCTGTCTAACGTTGCGACGTATCGATAACGCTTGGTCACATCTTGATTGGCCTCATACACCTGTTGGCTTGATGCGTTTGCTACTTGGTTGATGCTGGTACGCACCATCGCCATTACTTGGTGATTGGCCACGGCCGTCACTTCACCGCCAGCCTGCGCCATCTGCCGCAAACTTCCTGGCTGACCAAACCGCAAACGACCTTTTAAACGACGCGCCAATTTGTCAGTCGATTCACCAGTTAGCAGGCCATTCCGCACAGTTTTTGCAAAAAGATCGGCCTGTGATTCAGCCAAGCCACGGAACGATTTTTCCAGCACCTTGCCATTTGGCAACGTAATGGTTGTGCCCTGTGCTGCTGTCAATTGAAAAGTTGCAGGCGCTCCAGTGACTGCAGCCTGCAGATCATCGCTTAACGAGACAACGTTCAAAGCTGTTGGATCAACAGTGGCAACAGACTGCGCAAACTGCGGGCTGATCTGCACACTGCGAATCTGATCACGCAGTTCAATTGGCAGTGCCTTCCGTAGCTGCTCTTCTACAAACTCAGACTGCAAAAGCGTCAACCCCTGCAGCTCTTCAACCGCCAAAATTGTGCTTGATCCGGCCCATCCATTCAGCGATTCTTTTAATTGCGCGAGAATGGCCCTAAGCCGTGCAGCCTTGCTAGGCGCAGACAACTCATCAATCCCACGCAACTGATCAACAGCGTCCAAAACAAGATCGTTGTATGTGCGAGCGATGCGCTTCGCGACACCATTGCTAAATCGATTGAGATCGATGGCATTGCGGTAAAGCTCGGCTGGTGTGCTCATTTTTCATAAATGCCAAGGGCCTGAGCTTCTTCAATGCAAACAACAGACGCATCAGCGCCAAGCTTCAGCGCGTTATCCAAGATTGACGTAAATTCCGCCACGACATCTTTGTCATAAATAGCAATACTGCTTTCGGTTACGGCGCAAACCTTGCCGTCCAAATACCACGTCAGTCTGATGACTGCGAAATACTGATTAGCAAGCCTGTCCTGCGAATAAAAGAAATCCCGACTTGATGGTTGTCCTGCCTTTGGCTTGCGCAAATCATCAAGCCACCCCATCGTCTGCCTCCGGTTCTCCTTCAGGCATTGTTACTTCCTGCTGTGGGACTGGCTGCGGTGTTTCCATCAATCCGCCAGCCTGCGTTGCTTCAAGCTCGGCCTCAACATCAAAGTCATCACCAAGCACTTCGCCCGCTTCAAGTTGCAGCAATAACGTTTCTTGTGTCACCGTGCCAGCGGTGTAAAGCTGCAACAACGCTTGGATTTCTTGCGGCTCAAGTCTTGCGCCCATGAAGTCACGATTGACCAGGCTGCTGCCAGCTTGTGACTCTTGCAAGTAATCAGCGTGGAAGCGCAGGCAGTTGTCGATCATGTCCTGCATCTGTTGTGCTACCACCATCATCGTGCTGTCGCCTTGACTGCGGTCAATCCGCTTTGACTCTGCAGTTTCTGCGCTGAGCTTTGCACCCATCACAGCAGCAAGGCCAAGGTCATTGATCTGCGAAACGATCTGATCCAGCCTGCGGAACTGCGCGTCGTAGCTGTTGCCGCCAGGTTCGATGTAACTTGCCGATGCTCCTTCTGGGAGGCTTAGTGCTTCGCCTGGCCCTGCGCTGATTTCTTCTGCTGCCGCAGGGAAACCAAACAATGCAAGCATCGGCACTGCACTGATGTGCAGTTGATTCCCAAGATCTGATTGGACTTGATAGTGCTGCAGATTTAGCTCGGCAATGTCAGCCAGCGGTGGGAATGATTCCAAAACACCAACTCGGTTGGAATAAGCAACGCTGAACGGAATCTGGCTCAAGCTTGTTGTGCCTTCGTCAATGACACGAAAATCACCTTTTTGATCTTTCTGGAAAATCTCAAATGCGCCAGGAGTTAGGACGCGCACCTGCTCAACTTGCTTCTCTCCATACAAACCATCTGGGACAAGCACCTTTTCAAACAATCGAAGCTGCGTCAGCTTCTGCTGCCCATCGGCCATTTCAGTGCGCCAACCAAGAATGTCCCTTGGCGTGTACGTGATCCAGTAAGGACGGCCAGTGTCGCCAGACTTTGGCGCGTCAACCAATACACCGACGTGCCCGTAGCGGATGCAAATGCGGGACGTGTTGTAAAGCCACGTCTGCAGATCATTGCCCTGCAGGTCAACGTCAAATAATTGTTCGCGTATTTGATCAGAAACATCGTCAAGCCTGACCGGCTTACGCGTCAACATGCCTGCCAACATGCGCTCAAGCCTGACGTAATAAGGCGCTAAAACAGAACGCTGCAGCCTGTTGTCATAAGACTCATCTAATTCTCTTGGCTCTTGCGGTAAAAACTTACGGTGGCCTTTTCTGATTTTGTATGTGCCACCAAGTAAATGTTCAATCAGCCCCCAATGTGGCTCCTGATTAACCCAAGCCGTACTGGGGTCGTTCACCTGAGTGACGTTGCCAACGCGCTGGCGACCACCAGAAAAGCCTGAATACACAGTTAAATCCCGCCCGATACCACAGTTTAGTAGAGCCTAATGCCAGTGCCCCGTCCAGCACGCGCGTGAATCATGGAGAAGTCTCTGTAAACCAAGTAGCCCAAAGCATCATTCATATGGTCATAACCCGCATCTTTATCGGGGTCACCGGCCTCGGTGTAACTCTGCAGCTCTAAACATTCAATAGTTCGTTTGCAATTTGCGGCGACCTGCAATCTGACTTCGCCCTTTCCGTTCTCCAGCAAAGCTTGAACAGAAGCCACCCGATCACGGACGGGAGGGTTGGCCTTTGGTGATTGATTGCTAAAGCCGTACGACTCCAAGATCTGAATGTCTGTACGTGAGGCATTCGTGCTTCTGTTTCCGCCAGATGCGTCAGGGTAGACGTATACCTGGCGTCCATCAGCACGGCGTTGTATTTCTTGTGCCATTGCGTCGGTGTCATGTGCACCGCTGACCTCGTCAGTCAGGAGAAGGTTGTTCCCAAGACGAACACCGATGACTGCTGACATGTTCCCGATATTGAAGTCAACGCCGACGCGAAGAGGCTCGTTGCTGACGTCAGGAATATCGGTGATTACATGTTTGGCGCGATCAAAACGGTCATAAACCTGACCAGTTGTCAGGTTCGTGAACTCTCCAAGCAAATACGCCTTCAACAGGCTGGGATCGTAGTTGGCTTCGAGACGTTCGATGAAGTCTTTTGGGAGGTGGGGATTATCCACCGATCGCATTTTAATCAGCTTTCGATCAGGGCGCTGTTGTGCTTCTTCTGTGCCAAACGTGTTCCACATCCAGCGAAAGCCCTCAGGCGTTGAGGCAGCGGCAAACTGTCGGACGTTGCCAGCACGAAGGCGACCAAGAATTTTTGGGAATGCTTTTTGTGCAATTGATGGCGTGACTGTATCGATTTCGTCGGCAAGTACCCAGGCAAGGTTCAATCCAATAATGCGTGACCAATTCTCGAAACTGCGGCACAAGATTTTGCTGTCACCGCCGGGTAGATGCAAAACATATTCCGGCAACGGAGAAGCCCTGAACGTATAGGGGATTTCGTAAGCCTCAAGGAACTCCTCAAAATCATTCATCCAGATGTCACGAATCAATGGACCTGTCGGTTCCATCACGCAACCCATGAAGCCTTGATTTAAAACTGCAAGGACGACAGCCTTTGCAGCCAAGCTACGGGTCTTGCCTGCCCCATATCCAGCAGACAGGCCAATAATTTCTGTCGTTTGATCTTCTACAAATGCAAGCTGCCCAGGGTGCAAGTCAGCTTTGATTTGATTGACAAGGGCTTGAACATCAAATTCTGAATTGTGCTCACCAATTCGATTGAGAATCGATCCATTCTCAATGTGATTCAGAATCGTCACTGAAGGACTTGCGCAATTTGAGCCGCTGTTTTAATGCAGCCCAAAGCGGCGTTCAGATTGCTTTGCTTCCGGGCTTCTTTTTGAAGCGTTGCAAGCTGCGAAAGAATCTCTGCAGTAAAAACGCGCCGATCTAGCTCCCAGTCTTCGCACAAAATCTCTCTTGCTCTGCGGATGTAGTCGTCAGTAGTTCTGGTGCTGCATTCCCACTGAGTCGAGGCATATTGCAACACATCAGAACGCGTGCCTCCGTTTGCCAGGAGACGAGCTATTCGATTTACGCGCAGCCCAAGCTCAGCGTTTGATGACCGTCGCCTTGGATTGTTGGGTTTTGGCATCAGTCAGCCTCTTGAATTTTGGGGCTGGCTTTGAATTGGTTGGAGCGCGTGGGTCGGTGATGCTCCGCCGCCTTATCGGTGGTCCCGACAGTGGCCTGCTTCACGCGCATACTTTGACCACGATACATAGCTGCGCCAATTTCCGCTATCCGTGAAAACGGAACGATGGGGACGGTAAGCCGTTCTTTAGCTGTCGGATGCAAAAAGTAAATATATCGAAGTTGAAAACCGTCAAGAGGTTTAGCCCCGCGTTTTTTCCATTGCGAGGCATTGCCGCCCATTTTTTGAGGGTTGATATTAAGAGTCAGATCAGTGACAATTTTTCCGTTTGGTAATTTAAGAATAGTTTTGTTTTGGCGAATACCTGTAAGAGAAAAGCCACTAGCGCGATAAATCGTGCCGTCTCCACATTGCGCCCCATCAGCAAAAGACAGTATCCATTGAACGTGCGGATAATGTTTTTTTATTAAGCGAAAAGCAATTGAAAGGGCGCGACTTTCGCTATTCCGGGGAAGGTTTTCACTAAATGCCATCCGGTTCAATTCTAAAAACCCGTTCCATGGCGTATTCTCGACTAAGGGCAAAACTTTTCGTTTATCAATTGGTGCACCAAATTGCATGGCACCTTCAAGACGATCATTTAGGAAAACTCCCAGATGAAGACTCGACGTGGCTGCTGTAGACCCGGAATAATGGATTCGTTTAACGAGAGCCGCTGCATCTTTTGCAGAGATAGGGGCGATTTTAATATTTTTAGCTGAGGCCATGATCACTACCCCAACTTAGAAAAAGCTCTGCAATCCGAGCAATTGCGTTTCCGTTGCTGTTTTCATTGCCAGTATCAACAAAAGGTCCCATGGCTTTAGCTTTTTCTATTGCTTCCTTGATGATCTCGGCTTGAAGGTCATGAACAATAAAAGTCATCTGCTGAATCGGCTCACGATCGTCAGAGTTAAGTTCTGGCATTTCGTCAAGAGGCTCAACTGCATCGCCTAAAAATGCTTCTAAATCCTCTTCAGTAAACCAACTAGAAATATCATGCTCTTGGGAAAGAGTATGCAGCATTTCAACGTCCCACTCGCTGAGATCAGCAGTGCGGTTGTCGGCTAGGGCTAAACCGACCTTTTGCTCTTCTGATAAGCCGGTGCGTTTGACGGCGATGATCTCGTCACCGTCGGTTTCGATAATGCGTACGTTTTTGATGCCTGCAGCTTTTGCGCCGTCAATGGTGCCGTTGCCTGCAAGCACTCGATTGTCTTCATCGATGACAATGCTCCGGGCAGCGCCATAACGCTGCAGCGACTCTTTAATTAACTCAGAGGAACGATCTGTTCGCCGTCGTGCATTTTTATGGTCTGATTTCAGAGATGTTATTGATGTCAAGTGAAAAGATCGCTTTATGCAAAGCGTAGCTTAATTTAGGTGTGGATAAGCTTTTCGGTAATAGCCCTGCAAGCGGATTACTTTTTCTTCTGTGAGATGCCAGCTACTTACAATCGATCGGAACGGACCGACTGATACGAGCAGATTGCCATCTTTGAGGGTATGGATTTCTGGCTCTGGCATAGGCAAGGCTGAGTTTGGCTTCATAGAGAAAAAAGGCGCGTTGCTCGTTTTCATGTTGCAGGGCTCTGAGATGTTCGTCCATGTTTGATGTCGGGGTATTGATCGAGGCTCCAAACCCGCCCTGCTTTTCCCACGGGGGTGGGTGTTGTATGGCTTTCAGCCGCAACCTTTAAACGGCGTCAGGCTCCCCGACGGTGATCAATCTTTGCTGCCCTCTAAGCAAACAGTGACGGTATAGCCGCTCTCGGTAGCAATTTGCTTGAGGCTGGCGAGTTCGTCATTGTCGTAAGCCCAGTCCTCCCAAATGTGCTCAGAGCCTTTGTAGGCGTTGACGGTGTAACGGGGCTCAACACGCGCGAGCTTAAGCAGATTGTTTGCGTCTAGCTGGTCCTGATAACGCTCGAAAGCTTCGAACAAGTTAAGGCTGGTGTAATGATAATCAAGCATGGTGTTGAAGCAAAGGGAGAAGAGAAGCCCTGTCTCCAGGGCCGAAGTGATCAGTCCCAAGTGTTGTGGTACTGAGGGCGGCCATCCCAAATGCGGAAGTATTTGATGCTGTCAGAAATGCCTTCAACGCCGTCCCAGTGCTGGATGCGCTTGCGGAAGATGTTGCAATCTGAAGCTTGTACAGACGTGTCTGGAATTGCTTTGCCTTCGCCTCTGCCGTCATCGCCAGTAACGATGCGACCGATAGGGCGAAGCCAAACACTGGCCTTAGTCATGCGAGCAACGACGTAGAACTCAACGATCGTCATGTCGTAGCCAAAGCTAGAACAGATGATTTGATCAAGTTCGAACTTGGCAGTTTGAAGAGCTGGCTGAATTGTTGATGCTGTCACAAAAGGCTCCGGATGGGCGGGATCTCTCCCATGCACACAGTATGGCATACCCGAAAGCAAAAGGCAAGGGCTTTTAGCGGGCTGTCGAAATTTCAGCGTGAATAAGTGCCCCAACCTCAAAGTCGTCCAGGTCAGGATTTGCAAAAAGAATCCCTGAAATGATCGCTTGAAGCTGCAAGCGGCTTTGAGGTTCCGCTAAATCACAAGCGATGATTTCTTGGGCGAGCATTGAGGCTCGGGTCTGCTTAGCCATTAAGGGAGATGCGGAGGGCTGCTGTCTGCGTATTATGGCATACCCAGGGTCATCGCTTTGCGTTAAGGGCGCAAATCACCGTGCAAACGATTGCCTCAAGATCTCGGCTGTTGACGTTGTATCGACGATTGACAGCATGAATGGCTCTGTCGATTGAGTCGCGACCTTTGGAATAGTGGACAGGCTTGATGTCAGGGATTGGTGCAGGCTGATTGGCTTCGCTGAGCACACGAGCCCTCAGCAGCTCCTGGCGTGAAATTCCTCGCTTTAGAGCCTGTTCGTTCAAGGCTTCCCTTTCGGCCTCAGTGAGACGGACGTCGATTCGACAGGGATAGGTGCGATTGCAGTCAGGCATCAGAAATCAAATAGTTCAGTTGGTTCAGGCTCTTGCGAGCCGGATTGACAAAGGCGCACGTCTAGTTCCCAACGCAAGGAACTGATCGTGATGTGAGGACTCCCGAGCTTTGCAGCACGGATGCTGTCCATTTTGGTCGCGTTGGCAATAACCCAGCCGTTTGACCAGGCATCGCCGCGTCGTAATTCGACCGGAGTGCCGGGGGGCAAAACCCCCACCTGAGAGGATCCACCAAAACCTGGGGCTTTATGTAAAAAAGGGGAATAACCCTCTATTTCATGTGACGCGCGTAAGGTTGTTGGCTTTTTTCCCCTTGTTTCCCCTATTTGAGGGGAGGCAATATTTGGCAGCCACAAAAGCTGAGGGCGCCCGCCAGAGACCAAAGGATCAAGCTGTCCGTCCTGTCGAACCAAATCCTTTTTCTCCAACGCGCGAAGGGCGCGGTTGACCTTGCTTGCGTTGCATTTGGCAACGTCTGCCAGCTCGCTCGCAACAACGGGAAACTGCCCGTCTGACCAACGCTCGCAGATGTAATCGAAAATATCGGCTTGACGGCCTTGCAGCTCGTCTGCCGCCTCTTGCATCGATTCGGCCGCCAAGACACTTTCACCGTCGCCGTGATGCACCCATCCATCGTCTTCAAGCTCAATCAGCAGTGTTGTGCCTTTGGCGCGACCTTGGGTTTTCAGGACCACGCGATGATCACTCTGTGTCTGGCCTTCAGCAGGCTGCTTAAACCAGTTCATCAGGATCGTGAGGCTGGCCGCTGCAGGCAAGGCATTACTGCCCCGGCTGGCATTGGTTGCATTGCCACCGCTGACGCTTTTGTTGGTGTGGTGGATCATCGCCAACGTGGCCTTATATGGGGCCAGGGCTTCGGCAAGCTGTCGGGCTGGGCCATCGAAGCTTGAAGCGGCCTCTTCAAGGCCAAGCGGCGCACAACATGCGTGATAGCTATCGAGCAAAAAGAACGATCCAGGGTTTTCTTCTGCAATCTCTGCAAGATGTTTTACGCCCTCAT